CGTCACAATCGACCACCGTGGCCCCGCGCTTCCGAATGTGGGGGCTGTAAGCGACCAGCAGGTATTCCCCATCGGCGCTCGCCAGGGGCTTTGTTTTATCGCCAGCGGCGAAATCCTTCGCATCGTCCAGATCGTCAAACCGCCAGCATCGGACATTCTCGGGCGGCAGCGGGCTATCGGCCCACGCCCGGCGGACGTGCCGCAGAATCGAAGTGGGGCCGCTGTCCTCCTCATCTTCCTTCAGGGTTTCGATCTTCCAGACCGATTCATCGCCCAGGTTGGCTCCCATCTGGTCTATCAACTCGAAGAGCAGATCATTGCTCGTTGCAGCTAAGGCAGGCAGGCAATAGACCCGCGCCGTCCGGGAAGGGGTTCCGCCGCCCTTCCAGGCATAGGGACCGGCTCCAGCTACACCACGCAGAACCCGGGAGGCTTTCCAGTAGGCTCCCGACTGCTCCAGTTTCTGCGGGGCCATGAGTTCGTAGTAGATTCCGCCGTGCTTGTACTCGGACCGCACCTGTACCCCGGTCCGATTGGAAGCATCGATCTCAGTGTCGATTTCGATAGCCGAATTGCTCACCTTGGCAGTGATCGTCACCCATTGCTCGGTCACGGTTCCCGAGTCATCCTGAAGCACCAGACAGCGGTCTCCGCTGGTCCATGTGTAGCCCGAGAAAGCGCCAGTCTTGCTCAGTCTTTTCGTCGATGCCGTCCAGGTCAGGCCTTCGATATCCTCCCCAAGGCTGGTCCTCTGCCGATAGTCGCAGACCAGAAGCAGGACTTCCCCCTGTTGCCAGGCCGCCCGCGCTTCCGCGCCGCTGTTGTCGATCTCTTCAAACCCGACCGGGTTTTCGATCAGGATTTCATCGACCAGAGCCACGCTTGCGGGCAGGTCGTCTTTCAGCGTCCCGGTCCCCCTTGCGTATGGCAAGGATTCAACCGCTTCCCACTCCTCGGAAATCGCCATACCGCCCCGCCAAATCCATCGGCTCGAAAGCACCTGGTAAAGATCGGTCGCTTGAGACACGGCAGGCTCGGAGCAGACCGCCAGATAACTGCTGCCGTCTCCGGCGTAGCCCGCCAGTGCGGGCGGGGCCTCGGAAATGAACGGATAGGCCACCGGCTCCAGTAATTCTTCGCTCGGCAGCAGGTCTTGCGCAGGGATCGGGATTTCAGCCAGGTCCAGGTACTTGATATTATCCTCAACCGCCTCGACCTCGACCTCGTTTCGCCGGGTAGTATCCCCCTTGGCAATCGACATGACGCGGAAGACCTGATTCGAGAATCCCAGCCCTGAATCGCTGAACTTGAATGCATCGCCAGGATTGAGCGGCGCACCCATTGAATCCAGAAGCGCCTGAGACACGCTGAAGGTCAGCACGGCATAGGGATAGAAGTACCGCCGCTCACACCGCCGGATCAACTCCGCCAGCACGGCGCTCCGGGAAGCGAACGGGAAAGAGACCGTCTGGCTCTTCCGGTAGTCCATAATCTGTCGGGTAGCCGGGTTGACCAGGCTATACGAATACATCTTGAACGTCCGCCGGGAAGTCCCCTTGCAGATCAGGTCGCTGTGGACGCTCTCCCAGGCCCCCCGCTTGATCTGCAAATCCCGAAAGTCGGCATTGGTGAATAAAGGCAGCGCGGCCTTTTCAGCCGCGGTCAGTTCCCGCTGAAGTTGAATGGTAAACTTCCCCGTGGCATCGTCGAAATAGACATAGCCGTCGATATGCCGCAGGATTTCCTTTTCCCACTCCTCGACCGTCTTGGCCTGGTTCATCGGGACCGAAATCCCCATCCCCTCGGCTTTCAGCCGCTGCGCCACAACCTCCCAGGCCGCAGTCGCCATATAGGACGCGGGGACCTTCGCCATTTGGGTATAGATGCGATAGAGAACGTCCGCCGCGTTCGCATCGTCCTCAATGTCGCTCGGGTTGCCCGCCGAAGTCACGCCGGTCCGGTCGCTCGAAGCGTCCAGATCGGCCGCCAGTTCAATCTGGTCATCGCTGTCCTTCCTGGCGATTTCCAGGCTTAGAATCCCAACATTCCAGGAGCCGTCGCCGGTAATCAGGATCCGATCCCCGCTGGCCCAGGCGTACCGGGCGAACGCGCTCGCCTGGGTCAGTTTCTTCGTGGCATGGTTCCAACTGCCATCCGTCAGCGCCACGTCGATTACCCGGCTGTTGAGCGTCCGGGTGCAGTGCTTCACGACCACGGAGTAATTGGGGATCGACCGCACGTCATCGCCGATAAAGGCGTTGCGCATCAGAATCAGCGCCACACCCTTATAAGCGACATCTGGATCGACCTCCGGGTGACTCTGCCAGTAAGCCGGAAGCGCGGTCTGCGTCCCGTCCGTCCACTCGATCACCGAGCGGTAGGATTGTGTAGGCCGGGCGCCGTCCGGGGCGGTCGGACCCGTGCGGACCAGAATCTTCCACTTCGATCCTTGCAGCCCGGTCAGCGGATCATCGTCGTCGAGTATCAGGCTGGTCAGTTCCACCGTGTTGTCATCGATCTTCTGATTGATCGTATAGACGCCTCCCAGCGTCGGGTTTGTCTCGGAGTTGAAGACTGAAATCCGCTTGCCTTCCAGTTCCCAGGACTCAAACCCCGCGAAAGCGCCTGTTTCGGAGAGATAATTTGTGGCCGGGTCAAACGTCGCATTTGCCAGCGTGACATCGACCAGGCCCTCCAGGTCGATCATCACCCTGTCGTTCATGCGGAATTGCCGCAGTTCGTCGATCCCGCGAGCAATCCCCCAGATCATGTCCATGAAATAGGCATGGCCGATGGTGCTGTCATGCTTCTTTCTTTTGTACGTCCTCAGTTGCCCGTAATAGAGCAGATTCGGCTTGATTTCGCAGAGGCCGAACACTTCAGGGACCACCCGGTCCTGATCCGCCGTCGCCCGGGTAAAATCCTCCAGGGTGGCCGGGTCAGGCCCCGAGCCTTCCCGGCTCTGGGGCATGAGCAGGAAGGACGCCGTCGTCATCAGAAGCGACAGGCCAACGAACACCCAGAAGATGACATCCGCGATGCAATAATGCAGCACCGGCTCGGGAGTCGGTCCCATCAGGTCCATCACGGGAGCGATCGAATTCAAGACCAGCACTAAAACTCTCCCGAAATCGGATCGGGCGCGGGAATATGCGGGAATCCGCCGAAGTTCGCTTTGTTCCCGAACCCGTCGCAGGTCGCCAGCAACTTGTCGCAGCCGGGGTACAGGTCGATGTCAGCGTCCCCCGCGCCGTTCTTCAGGCCGACGCCGACCAGCAGCGAAACGCTATTGCCGGAGTGATTCACGACGCAGGCCACGACATCGCCCTGCCTGGCGAATCCGTAGGAGAAATACCCCTCGTCTTCCGCGCCGATATTCGCATGGGTGATTGTCAGGTCGCCATCGAATGCCGTTGCCGGCACCGTGACCTTCAGGGCCTCCAGATCGGCACCACAGTCAGAATCGCCCAGGTTGAACGGGCAGAGATTGGAAAAGCGCCTAAGAGGGACTTCCGTCTGTCCCGTTTCGCCAATCGCTCGGGCTTTCAACGTTGCCAGGGCCTTCTTTCGCTTGAAACTGGCGCTGACTACCTTGCCGCTGAATTTAAGCACAGGGGTCACGCCATTCTGGTAGGTACTCAGCCAGATTGCCCGCGCCGGATTGCTCAGGACGAACGAGGCCGCAGGCTCCAGCGTCAAGGGCATTTCGACTTCGATCTCGGCATCCCGCGAGCCCCGCTTATAGTCCGTCTGGCGGATCGGCTGCGGCGCGAAGGTATACCCCAGGTACGACACGGAAGCCCGCCCGCTGGAATAGCACCAGTCGCCCAGTTCGCTGTGAAAATGAAAGAGATATTCCTTCGCCATGATCCACTATGCTCCGGGCGTCTCGGGCTGAAGTTCCACCAGTTGCAGGGAAGCCGTGACCAGGCCGTCCTGCCGCTGGTCGCTTTTCAAGGAAATAGAATCGCTCTCGAACCGAACGAAATAGAGATTTCGCAGGACGCTTCCCACAGCCAGGTTGCCAGTAATTGCGGGAGTCACGCTGAGCAATAACTCATCCCCCGCGTCACCGATCAGGTCGATTCGGCAGCGGTCCCCGGTGTCGGGAATCTCAATATGCCGGGTCAGGCCGTCCAGCCCGTGATAGGCCCCGTTGTTGCGGACATAGAGTTCGGTGGTTCCCGAGACGGCCGCCACGGACAACTCGAAGGCGTCATTCTTTCCAGCGGCCCAGAAGGGAAGATAAGAACCCATCCGGGAATCGAAGAAATCCGTCAGCGCCCTTCGCTTTTGCGGCGTGTCCAGGACGATCTGATAGACCAGATCATGCTCGGGCAACTCGGCATAAATCACACTCCGGGCCTGCCAGGGTTCGCCCAGTGCCGCCCGATCCGTCCGCACGTCAATCGACTCTTCATCCTCGGAGTCGAAATCGAACACCGGATAGGAGAGATAATTTTCAGGGCTGGACACGCTGGGCAGCTTCCCGCGCCCGGTCTTTTCGATAAATTGCAGATTGCCTTCCCCGGTTTTCATCGCACCATGGGACAGCGCAACCCGCTCGTCCAGGTAGCAGATCATGACCGGGAGGATATAATCCCCCGCTTCATAATCCCGAGCGCCGACCGCCGAGCCAAGGACTATTGAGTTGGCGTTGACCGCACTGATCGGCTTCACCACCATATCGGTCAGATCGGCCTTCAAAAGAAGGGCGTACCCGCAGGAGACGAACTCAGTATAGGCCGTCGCCTCGCACTGAATCGTGGCGGTCCCGTCAGTGTCAGCGGTCAGCCTCAGAACGGAAAACCACAGCGGGACTTGCAGATCGGAATTCCCCTGCCCGTAAAGCGCCAGGTGCTGAATCAGGGCCAACTCATGAGCGTCAATCGCCTGAATCGGGAAAACCGCCTTGCGGATCGGACCGTCCGTCGTCTCAAACTGGGTGATTCGTTTCTCGACACCCGTGTCCGAGCGGAAAATGTCCGTCTTGAACATCCGGCCTTCACTGTACCCAATGCCCGGGGGAATCAGAATCGTCTTTCCGTCACCGGCGGTTGTCAGCATGGCGCACCCCCTGAGATTGTCCTCTCGACGCCCGCACGATGCTCAATCGCCCTTCCCGGCTCTCAGCCCACTCGTTCAGCGACTCCCGGTCGTCAAACAGGGCGATATTCACGGGCTGGGATCGGGCATATCCGCCGCCCGCACCGGCGAAAGCCGCCACCTGCTGACGGCTCAGGATGACTTCGCCCACCTCGGCGATAATGGGGACCTCCCGGGGACCCAGCGGGGTCACTTCGCCGCCGGTGTGATACGTCTGGGCGGAGTTAATCATCGCCACACGGGCCAGGCCCTGTGCTAGGGCCAGGGCCGCCATGACGTTCGCAGTCACCACCGCGCCAGGCCCGGCGCCAGGGGCCTCGGTGATTCGAGCGTAGGTATTCTGGGCAGACTCATAGGCTGAATAGAGCGTGGTCGCGGCAGCCAAGGCCCGAGCCATCTGAGAGCCTTTCTTCCCGGTTGCCTCCGCCACCATTTGAGCGGTTTGCAGGGACGCACCCACCGCGTCATAGCTTTCCATCTTCTTCGCGGCGGTATCCTCATGGACTTCCTTTTCAGCGTTGGCCGCCGCTTCGTTACTTTCCGCCTCAGCCTCGTTCATGGAGACAACGGCGTCCAGTTTTTCCTGCCGCTTCTGGATTTCCTCATCGATCATCGCCATTTTCGCTTCGTGGCGGGCCATCTCCTCAGCCATGATCTGATCGCCAACTTCCCGCTGGAAATCGACTTCGACCGAAGCCCACTTCTTTTGCGTCTCATCCAGGGCCGCAAGCGCGGCCTCTCGCTCGTTGATAATCTCAGCCCAGCGGTCCACCAAGCCCTGCTGCTCTTGGGGTTCGTTCAGATGCTCGATTTTCCCCGGCAGGAAATTGTCCATCATCTTCCCGAGCGACGAACTGTCATAAGCGCCCTTGAAGGTGATTTGCGCGGGAACTTCTTTCTCTTCCAAAAATGGAGTAATCGAGGCGACCAGGTTGTAAACCTGTGTTGCCCGCACTTCGATCTGGTTCAGCAGAACTTCAAAAGCGGCCTCAGCGCCCTTTACGATCCCGAGGATCACATCGCGCTGAAGATTGAATCCATCGATGAGCAGATTCCCGACTTTTACAATGGCCTGCGCTCCAACATGGACCATCTTGGCGAAGACCGAGCCAGCCAAAGAACCGACGTAATTGATGTCAATTCCAATATTCTCGACCGCACCCATAATGATCCCGGCGACCTCGTTCCAGGTTGCCTTCGCATCGTATTTCACCCAGATCCACACCTGCGCGAGGTCATGCCGCAGGCGTTCCAGCGCCCCATCCGCCATCAGGCTCATGTATTCATAGTCGGAGAGCTGAATGATGACGCGCTCGTTCTTTTGCAGCCACTCATCCAGGGTGGTCAACCATCGCTTTACCGTGGGGTCCAGGTTCTGGCCGATAATCGTCCGGAGACGGGAAATTCGATTCTGCACTTGCTCAGTCTTCGCCGCAGTAGTATCGGCCCAGGCAGCGAACGCCTTTTCCTGAAGTTCAGCGATGTTTCCCATCTCTTCCATCGTCTGGGCCATGACTTTGAAGTCCTGGTTTGCCAGAAACGACGCGCCCTGCATCGCTCCGATCTCGGGGAACAGTTGGGCCAGCCGATACTTGCCCTTATCGATCAGGTCGAAGAGTCCCCGGAGAGTTCCCTGAAGCCCTTTCTCAGCGATCATTTCAGAGGCTTGACCGCTTTCGTAGCCCAGCTCTTTAATCGCTTCCGACAAGTCCCCCTGACTCCGTTGAAGCGTGGTGGTCAGAGCGATATAGCGAGTCGCCGCCTCGGATGTATCGCCAGCCAGTTTGGTGATCGTAGCGAAAGAGGCCGCCATTTCCTGAGAGGAAATCCCGAGTCCTTTGCTCGCAGCGGAAAGCGACCCCATGTAGGGGATCATCTTCTGCACCGTGGTCACGCCCTTTGCCTCAATCGCAAAGAGCAGGTCCGCCGCCCGCGCCGCCGTCATGCTTTCGTGGGCATACCCGGACATCATTTTGGTCAGACCTTCGATCACAATAGCCTGATCGGTGTGCGCCGCCTTCGCTGTTTGCGCCGCAATGGTCAGGGTTTCCATCGCGGCATTCGTTTCAGTCACGCCGGCGGAAAGAGTCTGGTAATAGGCGGAAGCGAGTTCGGTCGGTTTCCCGAGTAGTACGTCCATCCCGAGGATCCGCTTGGAAATCGCATCAACGCTCTCATCGGTGACTTTGACCAGGTCGGCCAGATTCGTCTCATACGCCTTATATTCTTCAGCCGACTTCTTCAGATGGACCGTAACGAAAGCCGCCGCGGCCCCTGTGAATGCAGCAGCCGCATAGAGCGCCTTGCGAGCGAGGCCGTCAAGCGCATGGCCCAACTTGCCGCCCGTCTTTTCAGCGCGTCCCATGCTTCGGTCGAAATGGTCCAGGCTACGGGTGATTTTCTCGACCTTGACCTGGCCACGATCATCGACATCGAATTTCATCACAACCGGCTCGGCCACCGCGCTACCCTCACTTGCTCGACTTTCGCTTCTTCAACTTTTCCTTCAGAATCTCGGTGATGACCACCGACTCGACCGTCACCGCTTTCGCAAGGCAGTCCAGCAACTCGTTTCCCTCCAGACCTTGCAGCCGCATATACTCGATGAAGGTCCTATAGTCGAAGGAATCTCCGCTCCGGCAATTCACCATCGGCAGATACAGTGTCACGAACAGTTCGTTCGCGGGCATTAGCCGGGGTTTGGGGCATCCGAATTCCGGGTAACAGTTTTCCGCCCATGAGTCGCCGAATTTCCTTTGCTGAACGATACTGCAATCCCTGCAAGCCTGCCCTCCGCCCTTCAGCATCCAGCGGAGGTAGGTCAGGAGTTTTTTTCTTCTGTTTCCTCGACATCTTCTCCGTCATCGTCGAGAATGCGGCTGGAGGTCGCGGCCACGACCACGATATCCACCAACTCGGGGCAGTTTTCCCAGAGAAACTGCTTGCCACTGGCATTACACGGCAGCGGTTTGCCCTCTTCGTTCTCGAAGCCCTTGAAGGAAACCAGCACGTCATTGAACAGCACCTGGCTGGCATCGGTGTCGCTGACTTTCTTTCCTTTGAAGGTCTTGGCGAACTGACGCCGAATCCGCGCCCGCTCGACCTTGTTCACCTGCTTGACTTCGAGTTCGAAGTCATGTCCGGCAAACATCGTCCCGGTAAACTCCGGGCTGTCCCCGTTCAGCTTCACCGTCCCTTGCTTCTTGGCGATTCTCATTTCATCCTCCAGATTTGAATAAGCGGCCCGCCGCGCACTCAGGCAGGCCGCCTTGAATTTCCCTCTTACATGAACAACTCGGAACGCACCGTCACGGCCACGGCGCTCGCTTCGCTGTTGCTGGCCGTCTTGAACGCCTTCCAGCCCAGTTCAGCCTTCAGTCCGCCGGGCGTCGAGATCGGCACGTCCTTTTCCTCGAATTTCACCTCGGGGATACGGATGTCGAGTTCGTCCGTTCCGTTGACACCCTTCACCCGCAGGGCGCTGGTGGTCTGCCCCTGGGCCTTCGCGGAAATCCGGTCATTGTCGAACAGGGCGGTGATATTTCCGCTCACCGCCGCACGCGCAGCGGGAATGCCGCGCCGCTCCGCATCGCTTCCGATGACATAGCGGTCCCCCTCCAGGTTATTATTGAAGTTGACAGTGAAGTTCTGAAGCAGATTCACCGCTGAATCGCTATCCCCGATGGACCCCTCCCAGGCATCGAAATCGAATTGCACGAAGCGCTCTCCCAACTCGCCAACGATCTTTCCGCCTTCAGGGTCGTACAGGTGAATAATCTCCGCCCCTGCGAGATCAGCAGCAGCATCTCCATTTTCGTCAACCAGCGTCACGCTCGTCCCACTGGACTTCGTGGCGACCACGGCGTAATAAACCGGATCGCCAGGCGTCCAGGACTGTCGGCGGTAAACGATTGCCTGGCCGACATCAATATTGGTCTGGCTCGTTCCGATTGTGGCAACGCCAGTATTGATGGCGATCGTTGGGTTTGCCCCAACGTTCAGCGTCTTCACGTCCTCGCAGTCGTAGGGCATATAAGCCACGTC